GATTTTCAGTTGTGGTTACATAGTATGCTTTCACTTAAATCACCTTATTTCGATTTGATTCTATCTATGCCCTTAGGCGGTTTGAGTTTTTTGCTAAGTTCAAACATTTCCTTATCAATCTTCAGCTTCTCTTCCTCGCTGATTCCATCTCTTCGAGATTTTTCATAAAGCTTATGCAATTCACCGTTCTTCAGGTCGAAACTTTCCTTGGTATGGTATTGCATCTCAAACGAAACTCCATCCTTTTCCAGGGTCGTATTGACCCCCTTATAAGGGACTGGCAGAGGCCACGAGTTCTTCACTTTGATTATACCATATTCCCCGGAATTTAAAAGCTTATTCATCGTTTCAAAGTTTTCTACAAACGATTCATCATCAAAAATAGTGGTATACCTTAGGATATCATTTATTTTATCAGCAGCTCTTCTCAAACTTATTCCTTCGCTTATTGAATCAGAAATAATTTTACGAGCCAGTGATTCCTGCGACTTCAGACGAAATTCGAGCCCGGCCAGATACCCATCAGACTCCTTGGCCATCCTTTTCATATCTTTAGTTATGGCCCTCTCAACCTTAGCTATCTCAGCCAATTTTTCTTTACTCAGAGCATCCGCTTGGTGTTTGTCGGGTTCGGATGGCGAATTACGTATAGCCTGCACCTGCTCCACAGTCTGTAGTCCATACTTCTCACTCAACTCTCTCGCCTGGTCCACATAAAATTGCAGGACCTCGTCAAGTGTTGGCCTGCGACCAGAGGTAAATTGACCGTCCTGGTCTATCTCATCGCTAGAATCATCAGGCGAACCATAGCCGTGAGATTCCAAAAATTTGGACTCTTCCTCAGGCGTTGTCGGTATAATTTTGCTCCGGCAGTGCACATGGAAAGGCGGTGCGGTAGTACCTGGTGCAAAATCATCCATGAGATAGACTTTGTTGTTTTGGTGTCGGCAAACGGCTGACGTCTTGGAGTCCAGGATAGCCTCAATCTTATACGTCTTGGCTCCTAATGCCTTGTACATGTCGTAGTTCGCCATGGTGTTGTAGGCGGTCATTTCTGTTCGGACCAGGCGCTCAGCATTATGTCTTGCTACGCCTGTCCGTTTGCGAAGTTCCAGGACTGTCTTGTCGAGACTCCAACCGCCAGTGAACGCCTTATCCAAGGTTTCTCGGATTGAATTAAAGTGCTCTTGGCCTTGAGTCCATACCCGACTAGAGAACTCTTTGCCGGACCATTTCGACGACATTCGGCGAAGAATCAAGTCATCGTTAAGTTTGATAGCAGGCTTGATAGACAATATACCAGCTTCCGCCATATCCTTACCTACCTGAGCAGCAGTCTTGATATAGCCACTAGCGAGCCCTTTCCCGACCGTTGCTGAGATTGCCCCAGAGCTGGAATACACTTCTCCCGTCCTACGCTGTATCTCGTAAATCATCGCTTGCTTGCGAGAGATGCGGTGACGATAAGATAAGGCGTCTAATAACGCAGGGTCAGTCTTTGGATCTAAGGCCATTTCTCTGAATCGTGCCAGGTTGACGTTCTGAAATTCTTTCAGTTCGTCATCTGTCAGGTACTTCATCGCGTCGGCTTGGGTCATCCGGTTATCTTGAGCATAGCGAGAATAGAAAGTGTGAATCTCTTTGACCAGGTCATCTTCAAGGATGGCCAGCTGATCATTGATTCGCTTAATCGTTTCGTCTTCGGTTGCCCGCATAAGAGAGTCTTGGAGTGACGCTCGTTTCAGCCAGTAGTTGTGGCTAGCCATCGATTATCACTCCTTTTCCTTTGACTTCTTATCCTCTTCCGGCGGGTGGTCGTGTCCATGGCCGTTGAAATTATAGTCGTCCTGCTTCTCGGCATTTTGCTTATTCTCTTCTTCCAGTCGTGCCTCAACTTCAGGCGTGTACCATGGATGCTGCTCTCGAATCGTGCGAGCGTCTAAGATACCGACAGAATTCTGTGCGTCTTGAATAGCCTCTGACTCGTTCGTGATCACGTCTCGATTGAAAGTGTAATGGAATAACTTCATATCCACCATTAAACCTGTCCGGTTCTTGATATGATTCACCACGAACCACATTATATGGATAATCGCACTCTGTAAACCATTCTCAAAGTCGTTAGCATCTAAATCAAGGTCCGTAAATCGCCATTTAAGAGCCTGACCACTAGCGTTGCCCAAGTTCTCGTCTTGAGTGTCGATAGCCCGACCAGCTTCATATAGCATCTTACGGCTACGTGCGATTTCTGATTCGACGGCCTCGGTGTTAATGTCTGCTTGGAGTTTATCAACCCCACCGTTACCATGAACCTTAATCATCTTGTATTTGTTGAGATTGTTAAGGAACTGTTCTAGATTTTCTCCACCGTATTCCTTTAACACATAGATGAATTTCGGAATATCCGCTAGCAAGTCGGCATTGACCGACGCCTGCAACTCTAGGTTGTCGATGATAGACTTTACCTGGTCCAAGAATGATTGCTCGTTCTCGTTGTATTTGAACACAATTAGCGGCACTCGTTCCCAGCTGTAATTATGGACCTGTCCATTTTCATCCATGTATCGAAAATGAGGCTGAATGCCGTCATACGCCTTGTTAGGTTGCAAATGCCCCGATTCCCATTTGTAATAAGTGATGCCCTCGGTATTCCAATACTCAACGTGAATCTCTTGCTTCTTACCTAGCAAGGTGTAGACCTCTTGATTGTAGATCCGTAAGAAAGCATCCACGACCTCGCGTCGTTCGTCAGCATAGAAAGGAATTACCTGCTCACCAGGAATCTTAGTCATACGAAGTGAGCCTTCCTCGTCATAATAGACCAGGCCGTAAGATACACCTTTAATAACTGCATCGCGCCCCACGGATTTCAGGTTGCGAAGGAAGTGCTCATCGAAGAACTCGTCAATAAACTCTTTGACCTTCAATTCTTCTTCCGAATCGTTGCCGTACATTACGCTAGGCGCCTTTGAGAGCAAGTAGCCGACCTTTTGGTCAACCAGTTTTCTAAAAAGCCCTAGGCGCAGTTTACTGTTCGATTTCCAAGACACATCCTGCATCTTCCGCTCGATGTCGGTGTGGTTGCGGTAGTATTCGTTCGCTTTGTGCAGCAACCTGTACCGTTCGCTACCAAGGTGACGATTGACCTCTATCTCTAAGATTGATTTCTCATCCACATCAAGTGCAATTAACATTCGCTCCTTGAGCCAGTCAAACCATTTCGCCATTATTTCACTCCTTTACTTAATCCCACGATGAAGAGATGCTAGGTTGGCGCATGTCGTTTTCGAATGCGTATCTTGTGGCATCAATCGTGTGGTCGTTTACTTCTTCTAGTTTTGATTTAGGATTACCGTCTCGGTCGACTGCGTAATCAGCAGACTCAAACTCTCTTGCAAGGTTTGGCGTGCGTTTTGGGTCGATGATAATTTCATATAGATCATCAAGCCAGCGTTCGCCATACTCTCGGCTATCTGGCCCTTTTTTAGCACCTCTGACGCGCGATATGCCGTGTTCATAGATTAACTCATCTATGGACTTAGGCTCGGCGCTATCCGCAGTTATTTCAACCTGGTTGTAGCCTTTGCTCTTTAGCCATTCACCAAGAGCCCGGTTGCTAATCTTAACGCCGTAATGTTCGTCCATGGCGTATATGCGGCGCTTCTTCTTGTCGTAGTGCCAGCGAACAAAAGCAAGAGGGTCGTTAGCATAACCAAAGTCGACGCCTTGGCGTATATTATCAAACGAGTTGAATAGGTCGTCTGATATCGCAGTAAAGACTAGGTTCTCGAATGGCGCGACGCCAGAACCAACTGCCTCGCCCATATACTCCCAATCATAGGCCCTCTGCGACCTCTCTCTAGTCGCCTCTGCCTCCTCTATAAAGGCTCGGCTTATCCAAGGGTTGTCCAGGTAGGTCGAGTGGTGTACGAACGTATTAGCCGGCAATAATGCTGTATTGTATTTCTTATTAACCCAGGCTTGCTTGCGCTTCGGTGGGTTATAGGAGTAGAAGAACTTATAGAATAGACCGTCTGGCAGCTCGCCACGAACGATAGAGTTAATTACTATCTTGATTTCTTCCTCGGTCTTAAACTCGGCTACCTCCTCAATCCATGCTATCGCATAAGGATAGGAGCTGGACTTCAAGGACTTGAGCCGGTTCGGGTCTTGCAAGCCTCGGAATATAATCTGATTGCCTCGTGGTATATAAGTAACTTTCAACGGAGACTTATTAACTTTGAACAGGTGTCTTACGCCTTGCTCCTCGATAGCCCATAAAATCTGCTCGAATACCGATTCTTGTAGGTCTCTATCAACCTTACGAATACAGACCGCATTGACCGGATAGCGCATAATCATTTGGACGATTATATGAGCCAGGTCCGAGGACTTACCAGAGCCACGTCCACCCTTGCAGACAACATGTAACTTGCTAGGGTCGAAAGCCGCTCTCCATACCGAATGAAAGGCTTTTGGGATAAAGTCGCTCAGTCGCTTCTTATTCGCCATCATCATCACCGATTCCAATGTCATCGATGAATTGAACCATGCCGGTGACGTCAATCTCTTTTCTGTCCAGGTAAGCTCCGTTGACCTTGAGAATATGATCTAGCGACCGCTGCCGCTCTTCGATTGTCGGCGTGAATTGATATTCCGTTTCTGTGACGGTCTCTTCTTCGACCTGATCACCAACATACACCTTCACGTTCTTTTTAGTCTGCCCATGCTGAATTTCTCCTCGAGCAATGCTAGCAGATATAGCTAAGGCCTCCGCTACCGTCATTGCTCGTTCTTCGAAGACTTCTTGAGTTCGCTTGCTGATGTATTCAGAAACCTTAACATTTCTCAACAATCTGCTTCCGATGCTCTCAGCAGTCTTCTTCGAATAACCAGCTGCAATCGCCGATTTAGTAGCATTACCACTGATGATGTACTCATCGGCGAATTTCTTTTGCTTAAGCGATAATTCCGTCATTTTCCATCACCTCCGAAATTTATAAAACAAAAAGCCCAGCTGATAGGTCAGCTCGGCTTTCTGCGTCAGGAATTCTCCTTGAAGAAAAAGGAAGACAAATTAGAATCAAGTAGGCTAACTTCCAATTTATCACACTATCATTCT